CCTATGCCAATATCGCCATCCAGCCAAGCCCATGAATCCAGGGAATAAGGAAGTGCATCCAAATCCGTTGAAATTTCATCGAGGGCATCCAAGGAAAAGGCTTCTTGAGCTGATGTATTCATGAACTCAAAGTCAATTTCCCCTGTGGACCAACGATCCAAACTGTAATTGTAAATCATTAGCTTGTTATTAGTGGAACCGTCAAACCCTTCTCCTGCATAACTCCACATAACTGTGGTGTTTTTAGGATCAATCGCTGCACAAATTCCATCTAGTTTAGCTCCAATCAAGTCATTGAAGAAATACTTGTTAACCTTGTTCGCTCCGATAGGCTTCACATTGATACCATCAAACATATAGAAACCGTCATCTGATAAAAAGAAAACCAATCGTCCCCAAGCTGTTATGCTTCGAGGTGCGAAACTTCCCAGATTGTCAGCCGCCTTGTCAAACTGAAAGACCAGAGGAGTACCTACATAAGTACCACGAATGATACTTCGTTCTGTGATGATGGTGAGGTATTCTCCTCCGATCAATCCTGTAATCGGACCTACTGCTGAAACTAAATCTTGAAAATCGGATTGGGATGATTGTCCTCCATCTTCCCATGTAGCCGTATCATTCAACCCACTCCAACGAACACGCTGTTTGTTAACAGTATATTGCTGTAGCTTATGGGTTTCTGATCCGCCTGTTGCCGATAAAGTGATTACTGTTCCTGCAATAGCGTTAGCTCGGGAGGTTGCTAATTTTATTGTATCGGCATCTATCTTAATCACATAGTAAACAGAGCCGTTAGTCAAATTCGTTAAACTTGTATTGCCGTTATTGTCATAGACAACAGTATAGCCTGTAAGCCATCCGTGTGCGGTAATGGTTATTGCATTAGCTGCAATGGCATTTGAATCAAAAGTCTTTGCCGTCTGGTATTCCTTGGTAAATCCTGTCATCAGGAAATCTTTTACCGTAGCCATGTATTTGGCTTGTGGTGCTGTTCCTGTTGTTGTTGTAATATTGGCAAACAAGGAAGAATTATCCAAGTCAAACTGCTGAATGGGATTTACATAATTTGTTGCAAAAATATTAGAGCCAAATTGTGTAAAGCTCCAATAAGTTCTATCGTTTTCTGTATCCAGTCCGTCATAGCCTGCCGCTATGGAAACATTCGACCAGGTTTGATCTGACGCATATTTATATAGTTTTGCCTTATCCCCAGAAAATAATGTTGTATCTGTCTTGCCATTTTCATCAATGGCAAAGGAAGTGAATAGTCCTCTTGCCTCATTTGTCAGAGCATCGCTTCTTGACGCAAAGTTTGGTAACGCCCTGTAGCCATCAGAGTTCGGTATGACATTATTCGCCTTTGTCGCCCCTCCACTCATGAATGGGTTGGCATCTGGAATATAATCGCCAAAAGGAATCATTACGCAGTTACATTAGTTTGCGGCCAACTTCTTGCTTTGGCAAATGCTCCCGATGGTGTCATTTGTAACGGGGAACCAGAATGTTTTTCTTTTGCATCGCCATCTTCCGCATTACGAACAGCCGTCTGATACATTTCTGCCCATACGGGTAATCGTTCATCGGCCATGATGAAAGGTTGTGCCTCTAACAGGCAACCATATAAATATAAATCAGGGTAATTTTTTAGAATTTCATTGGTAGTATTGGTTGAGCTTAACCCCTGCACTTTCTTGTAGTAGCACATTTCTATTTCACTATTACTTGATGGTGTCGGTCCAAACATAATATTATCACCAAGAATGGTGTAGTAAATGGGACCTGCATTTCCCTGACTGTGATATATCCTGCTAATTTCATTAGGGGACATATACTGAAGAAAATTCTTACTACCTGAATTAAGTTGAACATAAACAAATTGCAGATAATCGCTGGGCAGAGGAATCTTATTGTTTCCCCCTGTAGCATTGGTTGTGGTAATGATGATGGTCGGTCTTAAACGCAGTTCTCTTGCGTGTCTTGCCTCTGTTAAATCTATAAAATCATCGAGATAGCTCGTTAAATCTGTTCTGTTCAGATAGTTGGCTACTGCTGTTTTTAAGTTTGAATACGAATCTAATGCCATTATACATTTCCTTGCCAAATACGAAACGCCCTGTTGTCAGGATCATTTACCCATTTCTTAAATCGTGCTTTATCTTTCACAGCTCCGTGAGGGTGCATGATGCCTTTCTTCACTAATTGTTGAACAACAACCAATGGAATGCTTGCAGCATGGTACCAATCCTTTTTCTTATTATGAAACTCACCCAAGTTGCGTCTAATTTTATTTTCTTCTAAAACTGGTTGAACATCCTGTGTAGTTTCAATATGGATTTTTCCCTCACTATCATCGCTATGTAAAATAGTTTTTGTAATGCCTGTATTTTCAATAGGTATTTTTTTACTCACTATTCAGACATCTCGGTTACTGATATTTGACCTGCTCCAGTTGCATACGCTGAAATGGTATCAGAAGGACTGACTTTGATTGTTATATCTCCATCAGCACTTAATAACATGCCATCTTTGCTTGCTGCGGTTCCCTCTACTTTGAAGTAACAATCAACAGTTGTTGAAATATTCACAACATTGATTTCCGCACTAATTGCAGTCGTTAAAACACCCGCACCAGAATGGTCCTGAACAGTATATTTAATTGGTCTATAATAATATACTCTTGCCATGATTTTCCTTATCTGCGAATGATGTAAGTCAAGTCTGCTGTAGTTGAGGCAGATTGTTCACCGTTACTTTTTAAGTTGATTGCATCTCCAGCCTCTAATTGTATGGTGCTGGCAATAGATAGTTCCACTCCAGTTTCATCGGCTGTAGCATCAGCTAAAGTTGCATCAACAGTTGTATCCGTGCCATTTTTCATAATGTCGAAAGTTGTTGTTGCATCAATAACTGTATGACAGTTAATCCAGATTGCTTTGAGTATTCCTCTATCAGGAATCACGCATACTGGGCTTTCGTTGTCTGCTGATTGAATGGCAGTCATGTTGCCACCCATAATAAAATAATCGTTTAATGTTCTCATAGTTTATTTCCTCTATCGTTCTGATCTTTTGATCTTCAATAAATAAGGGGCCTATAAAGGCCCCCTAGGTTTTCTTAACTTAACCTAAAATTAAGAAGATGTTAAGTCTGCAACAATACCTGATGCTGCTTGATTGCGTGATACAAGACCACCTTCAACCAATAAGAGCATGTGAGTATTATCACCAGTTTTTGCTAATTCGTGAGTTTGGAAATTTCTCAAGAAATTGTAACCCCAGTATTCACTATCAAGAACAAATGCCGATCTATTCGACATGAACCTGTTAGGAACAACTGACATTTCTCCAAAATCTGAAACATAGACATCAACTGCCGCTATTACTGTTTTAGCAGGAACATCACGAATTGCCGTGCTGTTGCCTGTGAAAGTAGAAAGTTGTTGCTTGTTGAATGCACCAACCATGATAACATCAGGGTTTCCGCCAGAATCATAAGCCGCTTTAATAACTGCTTTTAATTGTGATTCTGCGAAAGCTCTTTGTGTACCATTAGTACGATTATTAGTACCATCTCCTGCTGGAGCTGATCCGCCCGTACCAACGCTTTCGTTAGTTGCGATCCAAGTCATCACTCCGCCAGTTCTTCTGGCTACGGAAGATGATCCTGCCGCTTTGCCTGTGTTAGTGGCTGTGAGTGCAAATTCTACATCTCTCTTTAACTCCTTCGCATTTTTCGCAAGAAGATACGCTAATTCCGTAGTTCTTCCTGCTGCGTCTACTGCATCATCCGTACCTGTTACGATAAAGTTTTTTGCAGAGATTTGCGTGTAGTTGTTTCTCTCGGTTGTAGCGGTTGTAGCTGTACCCGAATAATCATCACCTTCAACTTGTAGGTTATCTGCTGCACTAGCAAGTGAATCTGTTAACCATTTGAATTGAGTATTATGGGCTTTGCCTTTACCGCACATCGAGAAAAATGGAGTTTCCGTAGGAGAGATGTTGTAGATGATATTCGCTAAATCCTCACGGATTCCCGACATATCATAAGTATCAAAAGTGCCTCCTGGTTGAGCCATTTGATTTTCCTCCTATGTGTTTATTTGTTTGAAGCCTCCAACCATGCTTTCATCGCATCTTTAGTCGCCTGGTTATTACCCCTGTTACTAAATTTGCGTTGTTGGTTTAAGGCCTTGTCCATAGGTCTCATTTCACTTTCATCTACATTTTGAGATCGGCTCGTACTTGCAACCTTGGGAACCTTCCTCACTTTCTTTCCCTCTAACTTTGCTGTGCGTAATTGGTCCATTCGCATGGCATCATACGCCATCAGTACAGTTCGGTGGTCGGTAAGTGCGTTCAGTTCTTGGTCGCCAAAACCTTTGTTTTTCAAGAAATTCGTTAAGTCCCTTCTGGTTTTTTCCCCTTTAACGGGATCACCAAAAATGGGTGCCTTCTCTGCTAATAATTCTTGTTCCTTTACAAGAACATTCTGAAGTTTTTGCTGATAGACTTCTTCGTTCTTACGCTTTTCTGATTCTAACTCGGTTTTAATTTTTGATTGAGCGTCCCTCTGTTTTGATATTTGAGCTTGCCTGCGAACATACTCGGCTGGGTCCTCATTGTAAATGCGATCCAATTCCGCCTCGTCCACTTTCGGCTCTACCATTTGAGATGAAAGTTCATTTAACCGTTGAACATATTTTTCTCTCTCTTGATTTGCCACATTCATCTGATCCATTATCTTCAATCGTTCATCCTCAACGGATTTACGATCTTCGGATAATCTTGCAGATTTTTGTCGGTAATCAGAATCTTTGGAGTAACCTTTCGTCAATTCTTCGAGGGTAACTTTATGCATCTTGCCATTGACTTTGACTTCATAAAGTTTCTCGTCTTGCGAAGTTGTGGTTTCCTCGGATACTAAATCCAAATCGTCAGGGGTTAATTCCTGTGGATCATCACTTTTCGTTTCTTCTTTGGGTGATGATTTTTGCTCCTCGTTCCCTGTGGCCTTGGAATTATCCAAAAGGTTGACGAGAGCTTCTTCTGCTTGAAATTGATTCAATGCAGATTCCTTTGCAGGCGTGTCTGCCATTGTTCTCTCCTTTAATTTTAATTAAAATTAATGATACAAAGTATCTTTGTGCTCTTTAGATAATTGCTTGTTCGCCAATTTTCCTGTTTCTGCAACAGAAGTAATCTCGTTGACAATCATATCTAAAGCCTTTGAGAGTGTATAAAGCCACTCCCGTGCTTCCGAATCACGCATGGGCGAATTTTTCCATTCAAGGTCAATCGCCTGACGGATTCTTTTCACCGAATTGGTGAAAATCTCATCCTCTAAAAATCTTTTAGCTTGTATTCCTTTTGACTTTTCTTTGTCTAAACCCATTATAATCCGTATGCTCTTACTTTACCACTTGGGCTTACCCTACTTGATGTTCTTTCTTGGGCTTCAAATCGTGAAACACTTTTTGATTTACCACCCTCTAATTTATCTTTTATAGCCCTTGTTGATTCTGCTGTTGATTTTGGTCCATAATCTTTTTTAGTATCTTTTTGTTTTATTCCCACATACTTGGCTTTCATACCAGTATCTATGGGTTTTTTGTCTTTTATCAGTTTCCAACTTTCCTTTAATTCATCCCTTTGCCATGTTGGTATATTTTTATTATTTTTTTGCTTGTCATACCACGCCTGATCGAATTTCGATGGAATGGTATTGGTGTTACCAGACTGTGCTGCTGCCGTAATGGTATCTATGGCATCGGTCATGGAACCATATCGTGCCTGTTGTCCATATCCCGTGATGAAGTTTCCTTCATTATTGTAATGCCCTCCTGTGGAAGTGTGATAAATAACATTATTATCATCTCGTCCTGAAGGAGCATAGCTATTTTTTAAGGTTTGTACAGACTTGAATGTTCCTGGAATTTTAGAAGCGGATAATCCTCTTTGTTTATCATCGGATAAGTTGTTTTTGAGATAATGGTCCTTTATTTGGCTGTTAAAAAATTCAGATATTTTTATTTTATCTCGATACTTGGGAGAGTGCATCGCAAAGGATAAACTGTCAGCAGTTCCGCCTCCTTGCAGCATTCCCTTTTGATTGAGTGAATCGAGAAACCAACCATATTTCTTGTCGTTCATTATTTGGGCTGGTTGAGATAGCATAGAGCCATATAAACCTTTTCCCTCTAATGTAGTTTGCATCGGTCCCATTAATCTTCCATCTGCGTCAATATAACCTTTTGCCTCTCCGAACGCCATCAGTTCCTGTTCCGTCATTTGGTTCATTGGCTTGTTGCTTGGATAGGTGTAAATATCCTGGGTAAAGTCATCGCTGGTGAAATCACCATAAGGAGTGGATACGGTATCTCGAACATCGGAGCTATAATCAACCCCACTTGGGGTTATGCTCTCGCTTACGGTATCTGTTTGTGTATCTGTTGTAATGGGTGTTACTCCAGGAGCCTGTCCTGGAACGCTTACTTGATTTGTTGCTGGATCCATAACATAAGGAAACTGTCCAAAGGTAGCCCACTTGGGATCATATCCCTGTATTTGTGAAGCTGTTAATCCTTGATTAAGCAGATTTTGATAATTTGGTTGTGTATATTCATACCGCATTAATCCCATTGGATTTCCTAAAGGTGGTCCAATTCCCAATAAATTTTGTAAATAAGCGTTCTGTGCCATTATCGTCCACCATTGGTTTTAATCAAGGCTGTTTCAATTTCGGCAGCTTTACGCAATTCGGTTGAATCTATTTTCTCCGCCTCTATTTTCAGTTTTGCCTGCAGTTCTAAAATCTTCACTTGCATGTCCACCATCATTTCCTCTCGCTTCTGTTGGAGAGTAGCGATTGTTTTTTCCTTCTCCGCTTGTATCTCCGCCATCGCTGTTTGGATTAATGGATCAGGTTGTGGAGGAGGTGGAGGTGGTGCTGTTTCAGGATTGACAAAGAATGGCTCTGCTGATTTGAAACCAGCGTTGATAACCAACTTCTCTAAAGTATTATAG